TCCTCCTCTGGCTCCTCCTCTGGCTCCTCATCCTCTGGTTCCTCCTCGTCTGGCGCCTCGATAACATTACCATCCTCATCTTCATATTCCCATTCCCAATCCTGACCCTCTTCACCCCACTCATCATCGGCCTGTCTACTCTTTGCTAATAAATCTCCTAATGGTATGTCATCGTCAGATACATATGGTTCATCCTCTGGTTCATCCTCTGGTTCATCCTCTGGCTCCTCCTCTTCCTCTTCCTCCCCCTCTTCCTCTTCCTCCCCCTCTTCCTCTTCCTCGTCTGGGGCGTCTATAGGATTACCATCCTCATCTTCATATTCCCATTCCCAATCTTGACCCTCTTCACCCCACTCATCAGGTTCGACATCTGATCCTGCATCACTACTCATATCTTGCATCTCTATTTCTTCCGTACCTTGTGATACGCTAGCTTCTATATCCCTACATAATTGATACCTAGTTTTACCTTTTGTAGATACACCGCAAAAATGAGCTAATCTAATAATATCTTCTAAATTAAATTCCGAAGATGTTTTACATCTCTGTTGATCCATATCACAACTTAAACCCAAAGGTAATTTAGCATTAACTTCTGCTCGTCTTTCATCCCTTACAGCTTTTGTAGCTTGTGGGTGTTTTCTGGGAGCCGAAGGTGCTTTCGCCGACGGTGCTTTCGCCGAAGGTCCTTTCCTGGAAACATTTTTTCTTGGAGGTGGCGCGGAACCATCTTTTTTCCTTTTATTAATAACTTTCAATATAACTTTAACAAGGTCTTCTTTCTCAGAAGCAGTATATTTACTATATCCTGTCACACCATATTTTTTCGCTATTTGTTTTAAATTTACCATAGACATTCTTAGTAACTCTGATTTGGTTTCATATTCGACCATTTTATTTTATATTACGGATAAATTTATTTAATTAGATTTAATAATATTCTTACAAATCGAAATATTATTAATTAACTGGATGATGCCGGAATATCACCTATGTCTATGTTTGGACCTTGCATACGTTTTTTCTGAGCAGGGGGTTGTTGAGAAACATTTGGTTTGGAATTCATATTATTTATCATACCCATTAGGTTTGCCCCTGTTTTCTTCATCATCATCTTAGAAACTACAAAAAATGCCGCATTCATCATAATCATAAATAATAATCGTAATTCTACTGGCCATTTTGATCCCTTGGGTACATAACTCTTTTCTCCTAATTCTATTAGCAACTTTTCATATGAATTCATCGAAATAATTTGCTGTTGTGTAAATCCTTGCATATCAAAACCCAAAAAATTACCAAAGATAAACTCACAACCCATAAATCCATATACTAAGTAAGTCTTGTAACTCTCTACAGATGAATCTAGGGATAACCTACGAACCGTATCAGTATATGATTTTTCCAATGTAGTAAGTTCCGTATGCACAGTGAAATCTGGAATATTCGAACCAGGATATGATTTACGTAATAAATCAAATTTGAACAATAACTCTCGCTTAGCATCGTCTTCTTCTTTCTCAGATCTATTAACTTGATTTATATCACGCAGTTCTTTCTTAGCTACATACCCTCCCTGTTTTTCTAACTCTGCTAGGGTGGGAGCTGACGTACTAAACTGTTTATGTGCTTGAGAACCAATATCAACTCGAGAGCTGCTGTTTCCCTGATTATCTCGAGGAATACTATATTTATCAACACGTGAACTACGTTTTTTAGGTGTTAATGTTACATCAGAATCATCGTCATTTAATAGCTCTTTTAAACGTAATGATAAGTCCTCGGTATCCCTACTCCTGTTGTCATCCTCAGCATCATCCTTATGTTTATTCTCCTCTATAGAAAAATCAGAAGTACTTGAGACAGTAGAAATTTTATCGTCAGAATCATAGCTCCCCCTGCTACGATCCCTACTACGATCCCTACTACGATCATCTATCCCGTTATCACTTTCATCATCACTTAACAACATATCTAATCTGCTGTTAAAATTACCAGTATCCTTGGTGTTATCAATACTATGTTGTTCTATACCCCTGGGACTTGTAGGATAGTCTGGTGCAACATATTCTTGATCAATCAAATCTTGCTTAATTTTTGACTTATTTTCTATCAACTCAAGATACAACCTGGGCATACGGGGGAACACTTGTGGTCTATCAGGAGGTGATGACCTTAAAGGGACTTTGATTATATTAATATTTTGCTTTTTTAATGACGGCATTTTACATTCAACTCGGACAACTTTAAATACGTTATTTTATATTATAAAATATAAAAGTAATTAAAAACCTCCTCGGAGACGTAAAACTAAATGCAGAGTTGATTCTTTCTGAATATTGTAGTCCGAAATTGTTCGAGAATCTTCCAATTGCTTTCCGGCAAATATTAGTCGTTGCTGATCTGGGGGACGTATTACCCCTAAGGTTTCCCAAAGGGACTAGACTATACCTTGAGCCATCACTGGAGTACACCACTCCTCTGACCGGCGACCATTAAGTCGTTGAACCCTCTCCATAGGTCAGGTGTATAAAACCCTTAGGAGTTGGCTGCGGATTGTCCAATCCTTAACGTTTTTACTGTGCCCGAGGTCATTACCCTGGGTGTTGTTTATAGTTTCCAATAAACAAGTAGTAGTTAAGGCTCTAAGGAGTTTCCCGCAATTGAGCCGCCTCGCCCAAAGATTCAAAAATCTCTGGACTAGCATCTGTGTTTTGATGGTTTATTCTTTTGTGTCTACGTAAACTATCGCTGCTATTGTATGTTCTATCACAAAGTTCACACTTAAAAACTGTTCCTTTATTAATATGTTCTTTTAACTCATGCCTTCTCCGACCTGAAGGCATGGAATATACTTTATCACAAAAATTACACTTATAAGTCTCGGGATTTCCTTTTTCTGCTACTTGAACTGCTATATTCATTTGAGAAATTTTATAAGGAATAATCATGAATGGTTTGATATCTTTAATAAACTTGAGTGCATAACAATGAGATAATCTCCATTCATACCCGACACAAATTTTTTCAGAAGCAGGTGATTTCCTAGTGCGTTTTGATATTGTACCTCCCCATATTTCCTGACCTTTACATAATGGAACTGGGTCATTTTGAGAAACAGAAAGACATAAGCGGTTATTATTATGCTTATCATTTCCAATAGTCCCTTCTCCTTCGTAAAATCCAGCGAACCATATTTTAAATGTTTGTTCGTTCATTTTATATTATAAATAACAAGATTTAAACCAAAATTAGGACACAACTGTTTACCCACAATCAGAGCCTAAATAATTGTGGCAGAATGCTTTTCGGGACAACCCCCTAGTTTATCCCCTCTTTATCTTGTATCTTCTGTTTGACATTTTCGATAGTATCGGTGGGCTCAAGATCCAATGTTATTGTTTTACCAGTAAGAGTTTTTACAAACACCTGCATATTTATTCTAAACAAACATAATTAAAATCGATTATAAATGACTCATTTATAATAAACATCTGAGATGGACGAAACAATCTATACAGTCAACTGGGAAGTGGGTGCCCATATCCCGTTCTCCAAAACTATCGAACCAACTATATTAACCGGAATCAACTGTGGTATGTACACCTTACAGTTCTTCATGGGAAGTCCGCAAAGTATTAGACGACAACGTATATCCGATGAGGATATAGAGAACACTAAAGAATTGATTAAACATTTTCCTATGCATATATACACCCATTTCCCATACGTAGCCAACTTTGCAGGTAAATCAGCCCCGGATGGTTTAGCTTGGTCTGGGAATACCCAAGTTGATGGGTACCTTAAAGTTATCATGGCCGAACTAGAATATGAACTCGGTGTTATGGCTAAAGTGGGTAAAGGAGTAGTAATACATCCAGGGGCCAATCCGAAACGTAAAGAGGGACTCCTCGCGATAGCAAAAACAATTAATAAGTTGAGTTTCCCTGATAATTCCACTGTGATCCTAGAGAATTGTGCTGGGGAAGGGAACAAGTTGTGTAAGGACTTTAACGAAATTAAAGTGATACTAGACAACATCGATGAAAAGCAAAAATCACATGTTAAAGTATGTGTAGATACAGCTCATATTTGGGGGCAAGGTGATTATGATATTAGTAAAATAGAAGAAGTCGATAGGATGTTTGCAGAGTTCGACAGTATTATTGGTTTCGATTACTTTTACCTATTGCATCTGAATGACAGTGAAGTAAAATTGGGTGCCAAAAAAGATAGACATGCTTGTTTAGGGGAGGGAGAAATTTGGGGTAAGAGTTTTAATTCGCTTATTTATCTGTTGGATAAATGTAAGGGTATGAATATTCCTGCAGTACTTGAAACTAATGGGAATGATATGCTCACACTGTCGCAACTATCCGAAGAAGATGATGGATTGGTATGTATGGAATGCACAAGTATTCCAGTTATACAAAGATGCCCGTGTTGTTTGGTTAGGTAATTTCTTACATTAATATTATTCCAAGAATAATATTAATCTTTTAACAGATTCCATATTAATATAAAAGATGGTTTAAGAATTACAGTATAAATTATAAATACTCGAATGGCAACGTTTAACGAATCTGGGCAAGAGACTGTGTCTACACCTACTGTTGAAGCTATGATTATTAGCAATGATAATGAACCCAATAATGAATCCGAGTTCAACAGAAAAACTATCGATTCCCTAGGGAATCGCGTACGACTTACTGACAAAGATGAAACTGCAGGTTTAGAACTATTTTGTTATGTACAGTGTAATAGTAATGATACCGTTGCACTTCGTCAATGTCGGGGAGTTGTATTTCATGGAGATCAATTAGTTATGCAAGCATTTCCCTATACTATAGAATATACACACATGGATACTGATACTATCAATAAAAATTTAGGTGATATTATAAATCAATGTAAATTTTTTGATGCATATGAGGGAAATTTAATTAGGATGTTTTATTTTGAAGATAGGTGGTATATTAGTACACACCGTAAATTAAATGCATTTCGTAGCAAATGGGCCGCTAGGGAGTCATTTGGTACTTGTTTCAAGAAGGCGTTAGATCAACTCTATGATCATAACGAGGATTTCAGAAATAGTATTCCAGATGGTCAAGAGAATTTGTTGGATCGTTTTCAAAGTACCCTAAATAAGGATAAACAGTATATGTTTTTGGTTTTACATTCCCATGAAAATAGAATTGTTTGTTCTACCCCTGAGAATCCTGTTGTTTATCACGTGGGTAGTTTTGTGAATGGTCAATTGGATATTGAAGATAAGTGTAATATCCCTTACCCCAAGCAGTATAATTTCGAGACGGTAAATGATATTATTAATCATGTCAAAAACGTAGATATACGTAATTTACAGGGGTTAATCTGTTTTGGACCAAATAACAAACAGTACAAGATAATACATAAGGACTACGATGAACTTTTTCGCGCCCGTGGTAACGAGCCTAGTATTAAGTTTAGGTACATTCAAACCCGAATGAATAGACGTGTTGTTGATATGTTATATCATTTATATCCTGATTTGATACAAACTTTCGACGAGATAGAAAATCATATCTACCATATTGCTAAAAATATCTACAATTCCTACGTACAGAGATTTATCAAGAAGAAGTTTGTTACGGTACCTACTGAGGAGTTTAATGTTATCAAGGAATGTCATAAATGGCATGAACTAGATCGTGTTACTAATCGTATCCATATTGATAAGGTTATTGACACCCTGAATCAACAGACTCCCACATCGATCAATAGGATGATTCGTAGATACCGTACCGAACAAAATGATGGTACTATAGTTAAAAAGACCAATCAAGACAGGATTAGATCAAGTACAATAACTTCGGAAACAGAAGCAAAACAACAAGATAAAATGGAAGAGTAAAACTTATTAAATCATTATTAAATATTATATAATATTTAATAATGATAAATGAAAGTGAATTCAAATTATGTCGGTGATTTTTGGTTGGGTATTGTCATACCCCTTCTATCCCTCTTAGGTCTATATTTAGGATTCTATTGGTGGCGTTACCATAATGTACCTAATTGGATTGGTAAAATTGGTATAGGTCTAGCTATAATAGGTGTACTTACGGGTGTGTATTATTCGCTTGCTTGGATACCCAAGGCAATCAGCGGTGGAGATAAAGATTAATTTAAATTTGATTTATTTAGTATATACATAATACTAAATAAAATGCCAACATCCATCATATTTATAGGGGATCCACATATTCAAGTGACTAATATAGTCGAAGTAGAGTTATTTATGGAAAGAATAATTAACTTAGTTACGAAAAAACAACCAGATATTATAATTATAGCAGGGGACTTATTGCATACACATGAAAGATTACATACTATTGCACTTAACAAGGCATATGAGTTAGTAGAAAATATGCGTTTAGTAGCACCCACATATGTTTTGGTGGGTAATCATGATTATATTTCTAATCAGCAATTTTTGTCTGAAAATCATTGGATGACTGCTATGAAGGAATGGAATAATACTGTAATAGTAGATAAGGTTGTTACATTACAAATTAATACTGAAAAATTTGTTTTTGTACCTTACGTGTCACCCGGAAGATTCCAAGAAGCTTTGGGTACTTCCCCAGAAAGTTGGAAAGATGCAGACTGTATATTCGCTCACCAAGAGTTTGCAGGATGTAAAATGGGGGCTATAATATCAGTAGAGGGAGATAAATGGCCTATAGACTACCCCAGAGTAATATCGGGTCATATCCATTCTAAACAGAAACCCCAAGAAAATATATATTATACTGGATCAGCCCTACAACATGCTTTTGGGGAGAGTGATAAGAATATTATAGCTTATTTATCTTTTAACCGGGGGGAAATGGATGTAGAGGAGATTAATCTAGAGTTACCTAGGAAGAAAATTGTCTATATGGATGTAGAAGATATAGAAAAGTATGCTGCCCCGGAAACAGATGATCAGATTAAAGTTACTGTAAATGGTAATTATGAAGAGTTCAAAGCCCTTAAGAAAACAAAGAAGTATAAAAATTTAATAGATAAGGGTCTCAAGGTGGTTTTTAAACCTAAAAAAGAGAAAAAGAATATAAGTAGTGAAGAGAAAATAGTGACAAAGGAGACGGAGAGTAGTACTGATTTTACTAATATTTTGAATTCTATAGTGAATAATGAGAAGAATCCGTATTTATTGCAAAATTATGAATTAGTGGTAAATGGTAAGGAAATTTCATTAGACGATATTATGTTTTTATGAATTAAATTTTTATGTATATAATAAATGAGTTATGCATCAGCCTCTCGTGGAAATGTAACAATGATCGATAATTTACCTACATTGGATGATTTAGATAATAGCGCTGCTAATCCTCAATCTCCAAATAGTGGAATGAAAGGAGTAGAGGAAAAATATTCTAAATTTATAAGAAATAGACATTCAATGCCTTCCGAAGCCGGAATGGTCAGTCAAAATTTTTCCCATTCCGATCCCAAAACTATTAACGAACATTTTACTCCCAATCCAAACTACATTCCCAACCCATTTGCAGGTTCCTCAACATATGAATCTTATCAATCTCCAGAACAAGGTCCCCCAATGATGATGCAAATGAGTACAAATAATAAATTTAATTTACCAGATAATAGTCCTACATGTTTAGATGTAGCAGACCATATACAAAATTGTCCCATTTGTTCCCAATTTTATAAAAGTAATTCATCTCCCTACATAATATCAATAATTATATTAGCAATAATTTGTTTATTACTACTGAAAAAAGTATTGGATATATGAAACTATTTTATATGTATTGTGTACATATAAAATACACACACAATTATCTATATAAAGTGATAATATTGCTTATGTAAATGTCTAATAAAATTTATGATACATTAGTACTGTCGGGTTCATCTATTAAGGGGTTTGCTTTTCTAGGTGCCCTACAATATCTATATGAAAATAATAAACTAAATATAGATAATTATATAGGAACATCTGCAGGGGCAATTATATCTTATTTACTTATAATAGGATATACACCCATTGAAATATTTCTAGATATTTGTACCAACCAAACAATAGAAAAAATGCAACATTTCAATATTGTAGCAATTTTACAAGGTAAGGGTGCAATTTCATTTAACATAATAAGGGATCATCTTGAGAGAATGACCATTAATAAAATAGGATTTTTACCAACTATACAGGAACTCAAAACAAAATTTAATAAAAATTTGACGTGTGTTACTTATAATTTAACAGAACAAAAACCTGAATATATAACATCCGAAACACACCCAACACTACCATGTATCACAGCTTTGCATATGTCTAGTAATTTACCCCTAGTATTCGAACATTTTAAATATGGTCACAGTTTCTACATCGATGGGGGTATATGTAATCATTTCGCTATCAAGCTAGGCGAAAGCATTGGAAATAATACAATAGGTCTAGTCATCGATGGAAAACATACAAAAGTTAACCCAGATATAGAAACTGATGTACTTGAATACATATATAATCTAATGTGGGTTCCCATAATCCAATCAATGGAAGAACAAATATCTGGAATCAATACTGATAAAACTACAGTTGTAAGGATAGACGGTAGTAACAGAAAATGCTTCGATTTTGATATGAAACCAAATGTTAAAATGGATCTATTTTCATCTGGTTGGAGCCAAATTGAAAAAGTAATTGCTTCTAATTAAGATCGCTTCTTTCTACTCTTACCGACAGGTGTACACAATGGAGCCGAGGGTTTAGGATCAATCCAAACACCTTTCTGGGTATAAGCGTAAAACAAATAGAGGCTGGGTGACATTAACGCAAACATTACATGCATCAATCTTGAATCGGGTGTTGGAGATGATATTTCAACCGCAACATTTACAGCCCATGCCCATAAAATTATCTGAATTGCTGCAAATATTAATATGTAAATTACTTTGAGGATCTCTTTTTATGTGATTGCTACTTTTTTGTTTTCATCAGTGGTATCAGTATCACTGTCACTCTTACTATTGGGTAAAAATCGTAACAATAATGTTAGTTCTGACATTTTATAATATTAAATATTATAAAAATTTTATCTATATACTTACCAACAGTTCCACTGCGGCGTAATGTGCGGAACCGTGTTTGCATATCTCCTCTTAACCTTCTGCAATTCCCTATTGACATAGTTGCGCAATGCCTCCGCCTCATCTGCAATTTGCACATCTTTTATCGCTACATAATTGTTGAATAAATCAGTCATGGTATTCATAAACATATCTAAAATTTGGTGAATAGCCCGGTTCTTTTCTGCCTTTTTCTGACGCTCTTTCAGAACCTTGGACCATTTGTCCTCACTAATTTCTTTTAACAAGTACTGAACACGTAAGTCCGAGTTATCTCGAACTCCCACCTCAGCCGGATATCTTGGTAAAAGTGTAAATCTGATATGTCCCACCAACCTATGACAATCATAAACACTCTCAAATACCGTTTTTCTCCTACCCATAATACCAACAACCCTATTCACATCTGGCATTCCACCGCATGGGTTGTACGGAACATCACCAGGAACCCTAGGAGCTTCCCCATTATTCCTATTCCGTTGCCACTGGTAATAATGCGGATTGTGTATCGTACCCGCCACCTTCTCTCCAGTTCTCCATGAGAAAGGAGTATGACATTCCACACACCACATCTGATCACAACCATCAATCTTGTAAATAGGTATAGCACATTGCGGACAATTCTTCGTCTCGGCCGCTATCAATCTAGCAGTTGCCACGGCATCCTCATCACACTTATGCTCCTCATCATTCCTAGCCCCCTTCACAACTCTACACTCAGGGCATACATATACATCACAAGTACCACACTTCCAAGCACTCGAAAGAAATCCTCTACAGTTTTCCGCCGGACAGGCCATAATGAATTTCTTGCGTTGCTCTTGCAACGGTGCTTGATAATTCTCGTCAAATTCCGCGGCATGTCTCCATCCATACCGGTGAAAATTGACCTCCCTAGCTATATCCCGCAATCTTTGTCTTATGTAAACTTCTTCCTCCCTAAGTTCTCCAATTTTCTTATCATGAAATAACTGCAATTTCCTATCCTCCACCAATCCCTGAGTATCAGGCAACAAACTACGCTCTTGACTCAAAAGATCTGTAGCCCGTTTTACTCGATATATTCCATTATGAAACGATGTCGGGGTCAATTCCGCGATAAAGTCCAGTGATAATTCTTTGTGACAGCTCATACAGTCAGCACCATTCTTACTAGGATCTAGCAAATAGGTTTTAAAACACGTGTAGCAACACGTATATGCACAATACGGACAAGTAATAACTTTACGAGTCGTTTTGTTTATAGTTTCGCAACAAACAGAGCAATCCATACCTTACTTGTTAACTAGAAACTTGTCAATAAATATCAATTTCATTTCCAAAATATTCTAATTCCTAACCGAATCTTAACTCTGGTTTAACAATAAAAAAGACCATTATAGCCAACAGTATTTCAAAACTATATTTTTTTGTCACTTTGGTATCTGTTAAAATAGTATACATAATATAATAACATAACACAGACACAAAAAGAATATCTTCATAAGATAACGACTCAAAAAATCCAGCAGATTTACCATAGATCGCCTGCCTAGCCATTTGATTACTTAGATCGACCTTGAAACATAGAGTAAATGCCACCAAAAATATGACTAATTTTTCAGTACTATCCCTTATTTTTTCAAAACTACTTATGAGTTTTTCACTGGTCTTATTTCCCATAAATAAAAAATAAATTGACGAGAATATTGTCGGTGCTAATATCAGAACTACAATAAACAACCTTTCATTAGTTAAAAAATTATAGTTTTTAGACGACAGAGAACGATATGTGTAAAATAAACTAAACAAGGAAACGATACCTAAACCTAAGATTACTAAAATCTTCTTGTAAAGTTTATTAGTATGAAATTTATGAAAATACGTTCCAGATAAGGTTACTCCAAAAAGACCTATCAGTATCATCTTAAAAATACTAAAAAACTTAGAGAATATAAAATTCTCATTAATGTCAGTACATCTACCTTGATGCAATGCCATATTTGTAACTAAACCTATCTCTTTTCTACCCCCTACAGTTTGAACATCTATATCATGACTCTTGAAAAATCTTCTCAGTTTACTTACTTTACTATTAAAATCCTTATCTGTTGTCTTCAACTTAGAACAACCAAAATCTTTCAGCGCATCCATTTATTATTTACATAAGATAATATCATATCATATCATAAAAATCATCATATTCATCACGAATAAAGTCAGTATCGTGTATCAATTGCATACTACCATTATCCCTTAAAAAAAGTGAACGACGTGTAATATATGTAGGTGGATTAGCTGGATATGTACTATTAGGTTCCACTTCCAAAATATAAGTCTTATCATCTGGTAGGGGATACTTCTCATCAGTATGAGGATGAACTAGTTTATTATCTATAAAGTCTGGAAAATAATAATCCGATATTTTGAGAGGTGATTTCTTATATTTTTCGGGGGTCCCATCGAAAAGTACAACTTTACCCATAGTATATTGTAATACTTCTTGGGCTATTCCCCTTGATCCAATTACATTCCTTATCCCTGGTTTATTTAATTCAACTACTAAATTTGCTCTGTTAACATCTTGCATTTTACTAATATCTTTAACTATTATACGCATTTTATTATACTTGATATAATAAAAATTTAGTATCTATTTATTACTATTTTTTTCCGCTATCAATTTTTCGCGTTCCCTATCTCTTTCCCTTATAGCCCATATTTGCAAAGATAATCTAGATGTGCATAAAATACCCACTCCTACTACCAATAATATACCAAATACTTCTACCATTTACTTTAAAGAAATATTATTATTCAATGACCATAAAATTCTAAAGCTTTTGCGTTTGCCTTAATCTTATCATAATCAACATCTATTATACTCAAACCTTCCAAACTTTTGATACGAGATAGGGCAACATACGCTTGCCCACACTCAAATATATCAGACAAATCCATCTCAGCATAATCAAGACTATCCCCCTGACTTTTGTGAATAGATATTGCATACGCAATTTTCAACGGAATTTGTATCGCCCGTAATACAACCTTATCATTCTCCTCTACATCCCATATTTCATCGCTTATTACCCTTTCTTGTCCATTCAAAAATTTAACTACTGGTTTTTCACCACTCTCATAAACAAGATCATACGTCTTATCCCCATTCACACTCAATATCCTAGCAGAATAATATGGCTGTTTCCCACGGTACATCGCCTCGACAATATCATCTTTCTCTATACATTCCTTCTCAGATTTAATACATTTCCTATCTACAAAAGACTCGATATCACAACCTGTAAATTTTGTCACCACACCCCTACTACCATTACACAAACCACTATCTAGGTCTAGATTCTTCAGCAGCATTACCTGAGCCCCCACACATAATTGTAACTCACTCTGGGCATTGCAATTCTTTCGAAATTTTTCTATTGCCCCCTCCTTATTAGAACACCCAGGCATCACCTTTATCTCCATATCATACTGATAAAATTCAGCACCCGCAGCCGCCAACTTATCAAGTTCTATATCATTTATCCTGTTGACATCATAATTAGTTGCGAACAACTTAGTCGGTTTAATACCATACTCATTTGTCAACACCACACCCCTCCGTGACTCAAGTAAATTACGCACTTCCTCATTGATATTTGCCACACGAATATTGTTCAAACAAGACTGAAATACCTTGTCATCTTGACGGATAATATCAGTTAAATATATAGTATTTGTGACACATTTATCCCAACTTTCAGCCTCAAAACAAAACGTATCAGACCCCACACACGGTAATTGCAAAAAATCACCTGACAATATCAGTTGGATATTACCAAAAGGCCTAATACTTTGCCTTATCTTCCTAGCTAAACGTTCTAGTTTATCAAATAAATCCGGGTCTAACATACTAATCTCGTCTATAATTAAACAATCTAACTCAATCCAACGCTTACGTACGAAGGACCTTTTCATTATCTTACTATATAAAACCTCAACACTATCAGTTCCATAACCAATTCCCAAATAAGAATGTAAAGTCGTTCCACCCAAAAGGATAGCTGAAGTACCCGTAGTAGATGTTATTCCTATTTTCCGTAAATACTGATTTACGGTCTTAAATGTTTTAACTACTACAGTTTTACCAACTCCACCAGGTCCAGTTAGAAATACATTTTGACGTCTTAGCATCAATTCATACGCTTGATTTTGTTTTTCATTAAAAGTAAAAGGTAATTTTGAGGTCATTTCCCCAGATAATATGCTATTTGCCATCGCAGTCATGCTTTAAAATTATTGAAGTAGTCTAAGATATAATATCATTTTTATATTTGTTTAATTAAAAAATTAAAATATATGCATAAAGTAAGAAAAAATGAGTGAAGATCGACCAATGATCGCAGAGAAGCATACTAAACCACTTAAGAAAAAGGCTCGTACGCGTGTCAAATTATCAGAAGCTCCTCCAATTCTATCTATTAATGATTTAATAGAAATTGGTCATTCCGTCAAACTATACAAGAACATTGATTCAGTAATGATTTGGCGCGTAACTCCCTATCTAGAAGAACTTAACAACCTAATAGGTATGCAAGATCTTAAAGAATCGATATTTTATCAGGTATTATATTATGTCCAAGGTATGCACCAACGTAACGATACCGACGAATATCTACACACCATGATTTACGGTTCCCCTGGCACTGGAAAGACTACTGTAGCCCATCTAATTGGTAAAATATACCAAGCTTTGGGCATTTTATCTAAAAAAGGAACATTTAAAATAGCTCATAGAGATGATTTTGTAGCTGGTTATTTAGGCCAAACAGCCATTAAAACCGAAAAACTACTCAAATCTTGCATTGGTGGAGTTCTTTTTATAGACGAAGTCTATTCCCTAGCACCTAGGGATAATGATAGGGATTCTTTCTCAAAAGAAGCTCTAGATACCCTAACCGCATTTCTATCAGAACATAAAAAAGACTTTTGCTGCATCGCCGCCGGTTATGAGGATGATGTAGAAAACTGCTTTTTTGCCATGAATCAGGGACTCAAAAGAAGATTCCCGTGGGTTCATAGAATCGGTAAATACTCCCCCACAGAACTTGCACTCATTTTTAACAAAATGGTAAAAGAAATAAATTGGGATACAGCAATCAAACAAAAAGATCTAGAAAATATTATATCCAGCAACATAAATATATTCAAAAACGCCGGGGGGGATATAGAAACTTTCATCACAAAATGCAAAATATCACACGCAACTAGGGTTATTTCCCTAGGGAATGAACACAAATTCATACTCACTATAGAAGACATTACCAACGGCATCAACCTAGTTAAAAAATATCGCAAAATTGAAGACCAGGTAATTCCATCCTTCTACACATAAAACAAAATTGAATTATTATTACATCTATAGGGGTAATAATAAACCACTAAACAATGGGTATCAAAAACCTAAATCAACTCATCAGAGACAAATGTCCACAAGTATTCCAACAAACTCACTTATCAGATTTCGCCTACAAAAAAGTAGCCATTGATATATCACTATTTATGTTCAGATTTAAAGCTGCCGCAGAAGATCGATGGCTATCCGTCTTTCTAAACCTAGTTGCCAGCCTCAGACGTAACGAAGTACACTGTGTATTCATATATGACGGAAAAGCCCCAGAAGAAAAACGCACTGAAATTAACAAAAGATGTGAACAAAAAGCTAAACTAGAGGAAAATAATTACAAACTTTCAGAAGCCCTAGAAGAATATCATCGTAACGGCACTATAGACCAATGCCTAGTAGATCTATACAAAAAACGTAAATCCCCAAAACGTCTACTTAAAATTGATAACCGCATAGACATGGATTGGGTCGAAAGAAAAATCCACCACCGCGAAACTCAAGCTGTCAAAGTATCAAAGGACGACTTCAAACTCACCAAAGACCTATTTGATATACTCAATGTACCCTACTATGACGCACCCCACGAAGCAGAAAAATTCTGCTCCTATCTATGCAAACAAGGACTAGTCGACGCCGTCCTATCAGAAGATACAGACCTGATCGCCTACGGAACACCCATTTTCCTCAGCAAAATAGACACTAAAACCGACAACTGCATCATGATATCCTTCCAAGAATTACTCAACTCCCTAGAAATAACACACCAAGAACTAATAGATCTATGTATCATGTGTGGAACAGACTACAATACTAATATACCCGGTATTGGTATTCAAACATCATTCAAATATATCAAACAATTCAAAACTATAGAAGCTATTGCCGAAAACACAAAACACGACATTACCATATTAAACCACCTCCGTGGACGTCAATTATTCACCGAACATGATACTACACACATCAATTCTATTGAATATTGCGGAATACCAGATTTCGACAAACTCACACAATTTATATCCACAAATAATATCAATATCAACGTAGACCATCTAAAAAATTTCTTTATGCCCAAAGAAATTGTATTAGAAGATTCCGAAGAAGAAGAAGAATAATATAAAAAAATCCTGTTTTGTAATAAATGGTTAACAAGAATATTTACAAAACATCTCAAGATTTATACAGCCATGCAAATGGACATGTAACTAATACTCACATAACTGAAATGTTTACATCTGGTACCCCAGCACCAACACCCTCACCAATACCACCCCCAGTCACACATACTCCCGCACCACATCATTCATCATCCCATCCATCATCCCACCCAGATAAACCAAAAACACCAGGACCAGCACCAACAAGCTCTACAGAAAATACAGTCGAAGTACAATACAAAACCCTATCGTTTGCAAATCTCGGAAATCCAGAAGTCTGGGGACCTGCTATGTGGTTCTCGTTACATAACGGTGCAGCTAGATATCCCGAAAGACCCAGCCCCTTCTGGAGAGAAAGAATGAAATTCTTCATTCTAGGTATCCCAGTCATGGTTCCATGTGAAAATTGCTCTAATCACGCCGCTGCCTATATTGAACAGAAATGGAGCGTCTTAGACGATGTTGTCGGATGCAAAAACAACCTATTCCTTTTTTTCTGGGAAATGCACAATTATGTAAACGAACGACTAGGTAAACGTATGGTATCATTCGACGAAGCATACAAAACTTACCATTCAAAAGTCAACGTTACAAAATTAGAAATAAAATAATTATATTTTTAAGTTATAAAATGGCTAAACACTCGGTATTCTGTATCGAAACTTTCCTAATGATCCTGTTAGTAGCCCTAGTAGCTATGAATAGTTATCAAATAATACAAAATAATACCCTTAAAATGCTAGTTGTCGGTCCAGAACCAAATAAACCATCTCCCTCTAATCTTATTTCACAACAACCACTCTCACCAACAATGGGAAACCCCCTAGGACCCCCTCATGATTCAGCACATGGTTTTGGGTCACCACAGCACGTAGAATCATATATGGGACCTCCCAACGGAATGCCCATGGGTCCTCCACCCCCCATGGCAGGTCCTCCCATGGGTCCGCCCAACGGAATGCCCATGGGTCCTCCCGGCCCCCCAATGGGTCCTCCCATGGGTATGCCACAAGGTATGCCCATGATGGGTATGCCACAAGGTATGCCACAGGGTATGCCACATGGTATGCACATGGGACCTCAAGCCGTCACTGCAAGGGAAGGTTTCAATGCCATGTTCTAAATATATTTTTAAAGTCATCACTTTAAAAATTCACGTTGTTAATTTCGCTAATTCCCTAGAAAATTGACTGTTATCGTTACCCATACCTGTTATCTCTGTTAATGCTTTCAATACCACATCATGCACTTCTGTATTCGTTTCTCCGTCCTCTGTCTTAGATTTGTCAAATAATTGATTGGTGGTATCGGCTGTTTTTGACTTTATTTCGTCATAAATTGCGGAAGTTAACTTACTTGCTTTAATATCTTTCCCTACTCCCTTATCAGTCATAAATTTAAATATTTGACGACTCGGATCTGTACATATATATTTTAAATTACCATCTTCATCTGTCAGTAAATTTTCAGCCACAAATCTGGCAATTCCCTCTTGACCACTCAACATGTATTTTTCACTGAACAAATCTTTAATACGTTCAGTAAAATCATCTGCCTCCAAATTCATTGGTGTCAAGTTTAATATTCTATTGTTGTTGTTTGTTGTATTATTTGTAATTATATTATTATTTATGACCATCACTTTATCTCTTGCTTTTTCCAAATCGGTTTCTAGGTTTTGAACTTTCCATTCCATTGTCTCTAACTTAAACTTTAAGAATTGGTTTTCATTCTTAAGTTTTTGATGTACACTTTTTTCATCATCTAGTTCTTTATTCACATCCTCTAGTTCTTTATTCAGACAGTGTGTGGGTCTGTTTCTCATGTGCACTTCTAAAGTGTATTTGTTACTAAATACTTTCTTACAAAATACACAAGGTACCTTATCTTGTTCAGGTTTACATTTTAATTCTTCTTCTATTTTTAGGCAGCCTTTGGTTCTTTTGTTTACATGATTGTGTAAACTAGATCTTCTAGTGAATATTTTATTACAATATTGGCATTTTAACTCGGAATCTTCTATCATTTACTAGTATTTAGTATATTTTTAAATTTGTTTTATTTTGTTTTATTTTTGCACATTTTGTTTTATTTTATTTTATTTCAAACTGTTTTTCAGTTGGATACGATTTTTCCATTTTATGAAAATTGTTAAAAATTCTTAAAAATTGTTAAAATCCATAAAATTCTTCAAACTGAAAAACAGTTTCGGAATTTTAAATTGTTTTATTTTGTTTTATTTTGTTTTATTTTCAAAAATAGTCACTTTTTAATCAGAGATTAATCAAGGAATTTTTTCTGATTAAAAACATTCCTCAACATTTTAAAAATGTGTGTTGAGCAAAATATATTTCTCGAGAATTTGAATTTTGGAAATTTTTTGAGAATCTGAAATTATCATTTTTTCAAAATCTAAATTTTGAAAAATCCATTTCAAACTACTTTTCAGCTTATGTTTAGATATAAAGTAAATCCTGTTATTCGTTTTCAACAGAGAAGCTCAAAAGCTCTAAGTCCTACGGATTTATTTTATTATAATGATTAATATCCTAATATTGGATTGTTGGAATTCAACAGCCACCCTAAATGATTATTCCATATCTTTGATTAATAAGTTGGTTAATTTTCTCATTAGAAATATGACAGTTGTCGAGATCATTCCAATCGAGTTTAAGTATGGGTATTCTGTCACCAACGTCGAGTAACCAATCTTCATATCCTTTTTTGAGATCTTTTAGATATTCTAGGGTAATTGAATTTTCACAATCCCTGGATCTTAATTGTACACGACGTAGAGCTTCTTCGGGTTCTACGTCAAGATATATGATAATATCGGGTCGATGTAGGAAATTTGTCATACTAATGAATAGATCACAGTAAGTTTTGAAGTCTAAGTCGGTCATAAGACCAGCGTCCTTAAGTAATTTGGCAAATATGACGTCTTCGTATATAGTACGATCTTGTATAATATTATCGTCAGACCATACCATTTGTTGATGTTGTTTGAATCTGTGGTTTAATAGATATATTTGCATGGGAAATGAATATTTGGACATATTCTCATAGAATTTGTCTAGATATTCGTTGGTCTCTACGGGTTCTTTCATGATTTTGAAACCTAGTTGATCGCTAAGTTTTTGACATAGTGTAGATTTACCGACACCAATGATACCACTTATTCCAATAATGGTGTTTTTCTTGGAGAAAGTTTGAGTGTATGAAGACATTTTATATATAAATATAAATTTTATATATAAATTCAAGTTTATTATCACGTAAGGGACGAATCTATTTTGACTTGGAGTTCATTATAAAAGGTATTTGTCATATCATCTGGAGCACTTGCTCTATAATTTTTCGCTATGTAGGTGAAGAATCCGTATTCTATGATAGCTATGAACATGAAAAGTATTATATTATTGATTGTAATCATACCAAAATGTATGGGTATGTTATTTAAATAAGAGTAAAGGATCATTATGATGAGAAATACGACTAGGATAATTATAATGATGATAGATCTTTGTACTAATTCTTTGTTTATTTTATCAACTTCGGGATCTTTTCCGGTTGCATCTGCTGATATTTTTTTACCTACATCGATTATTTGTTGCCAATCATTGTTTGTTGGAGTAATAGGTTCTGTACCACCATCTGGTGGTAGTAAGTTATTAATTTCCTCCAATGCATTGTCAAAAGATTTACTAACATTTTTATTAATTAGGGATGCAGTAGTTCTGTCTATTTCATTAGATGTAAGCACAGATATATATTTGAAGAAAAATATTGATAAGAATGAGAAGAGTATGATAACATGTAAATTTACGTCTATGATATAGTTGGCTTGCTGTTCTGATAAGGGCATTTTATTATTACTACATTATTTTAATAATTAAGTAGTTGTGATTTCCATTTATTTTTGTTGTGTCTGTATTTTTGTTTATGCTTGTCTGATATATGATGTTTGCGGTTATCAGTTATGGGTGAAGTAGAAACATGGTTGAGTATGTTATTGATTTCTGTGTCAGATATGATGGTAGGAATATTTGTTCGTGCTTGATCACGTAATCTTTCACGTTGTTCGTAATTTCTGCGTCTTCTACGACGAAATCTAACAGATTGAATGATTATGGGATCATATTCGTGTTCGAGATCCTCATTATTAAACATACGAATTGAGAATATTTCGTGTGGTTTTTCTTCAGGTGTAATCTTTTTGATTGGAGTCCTACAAAATGGGCAATTACGGGTACGGAGTAAACTGAAACATTTTTTACATAAACCATGAGCGCACTCAAGTATCTCTAGATTATTTTCGGTAACCGTTTCGTAACAAATCTGACATTCCATTTATTATATAACAAGATTAAATATTAATGGTACATTCTTTGATTTTATTAGCAATCTCTTCGCATTCTACGCATAATTGTGATGGAGTTCCAAGGTATGTGGTTGTGCTTTTACATCTTCCGCATTGGAATATGGCGATATAAGGTAAAATATAAAATTCTATTTTTTTCTTGATGAAGGTGAGTATTAAATCTGCCATGGTAGTAGAATCGATTTGATCTACAATATTAGACCATATTCCACATTCATCGAATGATTCTACAAGTTGGTTGAAGTCGTCTACAATTTGATATGCTATTTCAAAACCCCATTTGGTGTTTGTTTTAGCAAGAAAATCTAGGGCATTCATGATTGAGTCTGATATTATAATACGTTGTCTAGGTGTAATTCCTGGACCTATGGACCCAGATCTCATAAATTCGTATTCGAAATGGTTATATGTTACACAATCATTAACATGTTCTGTTATGATGTTTGTTGCGTGTTCAAAAGCTCTTTCCATTTCGTCCATGTTAGAGTATAATGTTTTTGGATATTCGTGAGTTTGTAATTTATTCTGGAGTTCTCTCAATTGATTATTTTTAGTTAAAATATCATTATCATATAGAGTCTTACAAGTAAGAGATAATAGTTCCATATCTTTATAAGAAGTAATGATATTTTAAAATAAGTTAATTACCAATATGCATCCAATTGTTTGTGTTCATATTGGCGAAAGTTGCGGCTGCTGCAGATGCTAATATGGGGTGTTGTGGTGCACATGCTTGATAAACATTTTGGCAATTTTCTTGTACGTTGAGGGGGTTTCTCATAGCACATTCTATGGCGTGGGCGCATTGGGGTGAATTATGACGTTCTGCCATTGTCATTAAGTCTATTGCTTGAAGCATAGCAGCTGAATTAACTAGTTGTGTTTGTCCGTAACCATCGGGTCCGCACGATAGTGGTGGGTTTGTTATTGAATCACAATAAGACATTTTATTATAATATAGGAAAAAAGAGAAATTGAATAATAATTGTGTTTATTATTGTTGTTTAATTTAAAACGTAATTTAAAGATACATATGAGTTTAATAAAATGAACAAGGCAGTAGACAAAAAACCAGTTATTAAAAAGCAGGCTAAGAAGGTTCCGGCAAAGGGAGCTTCTAAAAGCGATGATATTAAAAAAGATAAGGATGTAGTGTCAGAGGTTAAGAAGGTTGCGGACAAGAAGGTTACGGACAAGAAGGTTGCGGACAAGAAGGTTACGGACAAGAAGGTGGAGGAGACTGAAGAGGATGTCGAAGAGCCTAAAATTGTTTCAACACGAACTGCTCCAACCCGCGAGAGTATTATTAATTCATTTGATGTTATTATGGGTATGGTAGATAGTGAGATTGAGTCACTTAGGGAGGGGTCAACGAAATCTAAGGGTGTGAGGTTCCTTAGGACCTTGAATAAGAATATTAAGGTATTAAAGACGCAATCTATGCGTGTGATCAAGGTTAAGAAGGCGCCATCGGTGAAGGCTAATACTAATTCTGGATTTTTGAAACCAGTATCTATTTCTGGTGATATGGCTAAATTCACGGGTTGGGATCCCAAGGAACTTCGATCGCGCGTTGAGGTAACTAAGTATATTTGTGATTATATCAAGGAGCATAATTTGCAAGATCCCGCGGATCGTCGTCAGATTAAGCCTGATGATAAGTTACAAAAGCTATTGGGTTACACGGAAGGTGATGATGTGCAACCGTTAAGATACTACAGTTTGCAGACACATTTGAAGCAGCATTTTCCCAAGAAAGATTAAGGATGATATTTAATACTAAAAGTATTAAATTCAAAAATAAAATTGAAATACAATCTAAGGAAATGATGGGGATAATAAAACCATGTCAAGTGAAAACACACAAATTACCCCGGTATCGGGATATGATATATCTAGAATAGTATTTTCGGATCCAATTTCGGGAGCTATTCCTGACAGTAAACCTAAGATTGAGTTTAAACGTATTAATATTTCAACAAGAAATGAGGATGGTACAATGGGGGATCTAATATTACCTACTGGACGTTTATTTTCGTTCGGTGTGAGCGAGAATATGAGTCAAGAAACTGGTAAAGTGAACGGTTATACGTTTCCAATCTGTTTATGGAATCGGGAAACTCCCTCGGCTGAAGAAAAGGCGTGGACTGATTTATTTGATAAAGTAGTTGATCGATGTGTGGAACATTTGGTTGACAACAAGGAAGAGATTGAAATGTTTGATTTAACTAGGGCGGATTTGACAAAGTCTAAGGGTGGATTGAATCCCTTGTATTGGAAGAAGGAGAAGTATACCAATGCTAAGGGTAAGACTGAGTTGCGAGTTGTTCCTGGGTCTGGTCCAACTTTATATACTAAGTTGATTTTTTCCAAGAAACATAACAAGTTTTTGTCTCAATTTTTTGATATGAGCGATGAGCCATTGAATGCTTTGGATTTAATGGGTAAGTACTGTTATACTAATGCAGCCATTAAGATTGAGTCTATATTTATTGGTAGCAGAATTTCCTTACAAGTAAAGTTGTATGAGGCTGTTATTGAGCCCACGGGTAATGGTATGAAGCGTTTATTGGCTAGGCCCAAGGCACATTCTATGGTTTTGGAGCATAAGAATGCACCAGGTATGCCAGCAGTTCTTGACGATAATGCGTCTGATTCTGGAAGTTTGATCGAAGACGAGGTGGGTGATGATAGCAAAGAGGAGGTTGTCGCCCCGGCGGAACCTGTTGCTGCTGTTCGCAAGGTAAAGAAGACGGTACGCAAAGTTACTGCATAAACAATTATATTAGTTATATATTATTAAGTAAAACTTAATAATATACACTTAGGTTGAAGGGGTCTGTTTGCTTGTTGCATAGGCTACTATTGCATCACCAAATTCCCTTTGTACTTTGTATGAGTCTGCGCTGATATAACGGGATGCTACAAATGTGAGGAATGTGAATTCTGTAATACCAACAAATAATACTATAATCAAGGTTTCCTTGAATTGTTTAGCTAGAGGTATACAAAAGTTTGATAGAATACCTAAAACAGTAATTAATAATAGACCGGCAACACCAATAGTAACACCTATGATACCTGTATTTCTGACTTGTTTATTTCTTTCTGTTGTTTTTTGTATTTGATCTTTCATCTCATCTGTTGATTCTGTTTTAGAGTTGGTAAGGGACGTATCTATTGCGGCTCGTATCATAGATTTATTTATAGTATTATTCTGTGTTAGTTCATTAATCTCAGTATTTAGGGTTTCACCGATACCTTCTTTGTCGAATATATCATCTACAATTAATTTAATTTGTCTAGAGTAATCTTCCCTTTCAATCTTTACTACATAGAAGAAGAAAAATAGAGTTAGAAACATGAAGATTAGTACGACTTGGAATAATATAGCATATATAAATTTAACGATAGAACTGTCATGGCAATTCATGATTTATTATATAAATTATAATAAATGAACAATTTATTTTACTGTGTGATGAGGATTTCCCTGCTTTACTTGACCGTCTCTAGCTGTGTACCAGGTGTGACCATTTGAGCATGTTTTATCATTATAAATGCAATTACATACTTTGTGTGCTACATCGGAACATACTGGACAATTGTCTTCGGTATTATTGTTACCTTGGTGTGAAGCGTATCTTGATGATATATTTGTACTCCCAAATGATTCTTCTTTAGAACCTCTTGGTTTTTTCTCTGAAAAAGTCTTATACACACCACCTGTGAATGTGTTGCTACTTTGTGGATGACTATAACCTGGTATACTGTCAGGTCTTTGGTGTTCCATTATTAGTATTAATTATCTTTCTTTAAATATAGGAATATAAATTTAAACTTGAATTAATAATTAATATTATAGATGTAAATAAACGAAGTTACACAATGGATACTAAGTTAGAAAAAATATCAAAATATACAGATAAAGAATTTAAGAAATATTTGGCTACGGAAGATTTAGATAGATTATATGAATTAAAAGACTATGCAGACGACTTGTATTATAACGCAGACTTGAAATCGAGTCCCCTTAACGATGATCAGTATGATATGTTGAAAGATGCGATTATAGAAAGGAATCCAGAATATAAACCTACGGTTGGTGCACAGTTGAGAAAGGGTGAAAATCGAGTAGAATTACCTTTTTGGTTGGGTTCTATGAACAAGTTTAAGCCAGGAAACAAAGATAAGTTGGAGCGGTGGTTAAGTAAGAATAAGTCAAGTGAGTATGTAATAGAGGATAAATTAGATGGTGTTTCGTGTTTATTGATTATGGATGGTATGGACATTTCCTTGTATACACGTGGTGATGGTATTATTGGAGCTGACATATCGTATTTAGCTCCATACTTTAAGAATATTCCTAAGAATAATGTATCAAAGAAAATTAGTGTTAGGGGGGAGTTAATAATACCAGTAGAAGTTTTCGATAAGAAATATTCAGAAGAATATGCTAATCCACGTAATATGGTTTCGGGATTAATTAATGCTAAAACGATTAGGGACGGCCTACAGTTTATAGATTTTGTTGCGTATGAGATTGTGGGAGAAACCCTAATGCCAAAACCGACGGAACAGTTACGAGAATTGAGTAGATTGGGTTTTCAGACTGTTAGATATGAAATACTTATGAAAATAACGGAAGAAAGTTTGATTAGTATTTTGGCTAAATTCAAGGGAAATACACCGTATGAAATAGATGGGATAATTGTACAGGGGAATAAAAATTATGTTCGTAATACGGATGGTAATCCGGACTATGCGTTTGCATTTAAGGTACAAGCTGTGGCTGTAGAAACGGTTGTGACGGAAGTATTGTGGAACGTTAGTAAGTGGGGATTATTGAAACCCAGAATAGAAATAGAGCCTGTAAAATTGGGAGGAGTAACTGTACGATATGTGACTGGTTTTAATGCTAAATATATTGACGAAAACAATATAGGTCCGGGGGCGGTAATTGCTATAATTAGGTCTGGGGATGTAATACCGCATATAGTTGATATTATTTCAGAAGCGGAAGAACCGCAGATGCCGGATATTTCGTATAAATGGAACAAATCGTCGGTAGATATAGTTATGGAAGATTTTGGTACAGATATGTGTATAAAGCTTATAGCGGGTTTTTTCAATAAGTTGGGTATTAAACAGATTGGTGAATCCCGTGTGAAGCAATTGTATGATGATGGTTTGGATACATTATTAAAAATAATAGCTGCTTCTGAGGAAAGATTGGAGGCGGTGCCTGGATTCCAAAAGAAGGGGGCTGAAAAAATACATAATAATATAGAAACTAGGTTGCAAAAGGTTTCTGTACCGATGATATTGGGATCCTCAGGTATATTTGGTATGGGTATGGGTCGAAAACGTATCACTGCCTTATTTAGTGCGATGCCTAATATATTGACTGAATACAAGAAAATGAGTAGGAAAGAATTGTACACAAGGGTATTGGAGATAGATGGATTTTCTGATATAACAACTTTGAGTATAGTTGATAATATAGAGTGGGCCGATAAATTTATAAAGGCATTAAATAAGTATATTAAAGTTGATAATAAACCTGCTAATGTGAAAAAGACTATGGAAGGGTGGACGATTGTTTTTACACAAGTTAGAAATGCTGAATTGCAAGAACAAATAGAAGCTCGAGGAGGTAAGGTTGTGGAAAGTGCCCCGTCTAAAAATACTACAATGGTGGTGGTTCCGTCTAATTATGATAGGGATATGAATAAGGTTAAAAAAGCGATACAGTTGGGTAAGCCGATAATAAAAATTGAAGATTTTATAAAGAAGTATATTAATAAATGAGTAACTACGAAGATAATCAAGGTCTTCTTTCTAGGTGTTCTCAGAAATTTGACTCCAAAAGTAATAAATTTGTTAAGGCCACAGAAGGGGAAACTGTAAATTGTTGTTTAGAACAGTGTGGGGATTTAAACAATGTATGTAAAGAGAAGTGTATAGAGTATGAGAATTTGTATGGTGACAAGAATAATCCTGGTGATGAATATAAGATTAAGAGATGTTATCATACATGTTATGTGTTGAATAATAAGTTATGTACAAATAAGTGTAGATCGATATCAGAAGGGATGCATGCGTTGAACAATGATTATGTGAAATGTGCTAATGAATTGGGTTGTGAGAATATGATAAATATGTTACCATCGGTTGATTGTATTAGTAAAAATAGGGAATCTATCAGGGAATGTTGTTTGAACAAGTGCGATCCGTTTGAGAATAATTGTGATGAATTGTGTGATTTTTTGGAAGATAGTATACTAAATCCAATAATACCTAAGCAAGAATTTAAAATAAATGTGGAAGATAGGGTAGTTAAGATAAATAGGGTGAATTATCTAATAATAGTAATATTGCCTGTTATTACAATGTTAATATGTCTATTAATTTTTAATAGATCTTGAATACTTAAAATTGATTTTTAAGTATACTTTTTGGTTAATATATAGGAACATGAATACCTGTATAATAGAACGACGTATATCATTGGAGTCTCGATATTTGGATAATAATATAAAAGACCATTTGTTGAGGAAGACTCAGATGCTTACGAAAGAAGAATGTAATAAAACATACGGACACATATTGGGGATAAATAAAATAGTAGAAATAACTAGGCATGAAATTAGTAGAATGAATTCTGACAATATTTTTACTGTAAAGTTTGAGGCGGAAACTTTGAAACCTGATCCAGATAGTTTATTGACAGGGGATGTTTGTATGGTATATAAGGATGGAGTATTTATTTCTATTTTGAATAGACAGAAGGTATTGATACCTAGAATGTATTTAGATGATTATGATTTTAATGATGTATTAAATAGATATAAACATAAAGAATCGGACAAGACCATTTCAGAGGGTGATCAAATTACTATTAAGGTAACAGCTTCTCAATATAATAAGTCTGGATTCAGCTGCTTTGGTTCTATTGTTTAAAGAAATAAGAGCAGCAGATAAATGAGTGATATAGAGATTCTAGGCCAGTTTAAAGTTCAATTATTAACATTTTTTGACGAATTAATAGGGCAGTTTCCTCAAGAGGGAGATATAGTAATTGCAAGACTATTTATAGCGAATCAAATGCCTTTGGAAGATGCGGTAAATAAGTTTTTGTGGATGTTAAATTATAATGATTCTGAATGTCGTACTATGATACAAAAGAGGAATGATAAATTTTTCCTAGAACATGAGGTTTTCCCACTGGGGGAGTCTAAGTGGGACCCTAGTTTTTTCAAACGATTGTGGAAATCACCTGAAGTAGATAAACGTGACAAAGATATAATATGGAAATGGATGGATACATTCATATTTTTGGCTGACAAATTTGCTAAAAATAAATTACAAGCAGAGGGAATGTAAAACTAATATAATAG